GCCTCTGACTGGACGCAAGCACCTGATTATCCTGCTCCTTTAGCTGATGCCAAGAAAGCGGAGTGGACTGCTTACAGACAATCTCTGCGTGATTTACCAGCAACAGCAGACATGACTGCATGGCCTGATGTGTGGCCTACGGAACCCGTATAGGAGTAAATAGTGGTTTTTTGTAATGCATTAATGGGAGGAGTGATAGCTTCTACTGTACAAGCTGCTGTAACAACTGACGGTGAGAGTTTGATGTTTAGGGCTGAGAATTCTGAAGTTACCAGACCGACTAGAACTGTAAGTTCTTATTTACAGCAAAGTATGTCTGATTCAGCGACTGACCCTGTTGTTTGGACATATAGTACATGGATTAAATCTTCAGTATTGTTAGGAAATCCAGAGTCGGCTTTCGATGACAGGAGAACTTTCATTTCTGCAATGCCAACATCTGCTACACCTGCAGAGGAAACTACCACAAGGTTGTATCTGGATGAGCCTATTATGACTATTAAAGGATTATCTACCGTTTACAGAACATATACGACTGGTATTACGAAAGGTTACGCAGTTATAGGAGAATGGGTACATCTTCTTATTTCCTTTAATTCTGGAAATGATGCAGGAACTAGATACAAATTCTTTGTTGATACTACAGATATTACAGAAGACTTTACTGGTAGTAATCCTGCTCTTGATTCTGGTACAGGTATTAATGCCAGTACAGATACAACTTATCAGATTGGACAGGATATTTATCTTGAAGATGATGAAGGAATTAGTGCAGGTTGGGAAGGATATATGTCAGATACACACTTTATTGATGGTACGGAAAAGGTTCCTGCAGATTTTACAGAAACNAATAGTANTGGNGTNTTAGTTCCTAAGACATATACGAGTAGTTATGGTACGCACGGTTTCTGGTTGAAGTTTGAAAGTGGTGCTCTTGGTACGGATTCTTCAGGAAATTCAAATGATTTTACTACCAATAATGTAATTGCTCAGGATAGAGTTCCTGATTGTCCTGAAAATAACTATACTATTCTTAATGCTGGAGATGCCTTTGGAAGTGGAGAAGTTCTGGGAGATGTTATGAATTGTGTAAGAGGAGGACTTACNTATGAAGCAGGNGATACTTCNACTACTGCATGTATAAGAGGAACTTCTCAGGGAAAAGTTAATGCAGGAAAATGGTATTGGGAAGTATTGTCTGGAGGAGGAGCTTCTGGAGTGTTCTTTATAGCTGGTATNTCTGACCCGACAGTTACTATAACCAGTGCTCATACAGGAACAGGTGCGTATTATCAATCAGATGGTGCTAATGGAAAATTCTATGTGAATGGTTCTGAAACTTTAAGCAGTTTGACTGTCATCGATAATGCTGGAACTGACATCTTAATGGTAGCTTTANATATGNATACAGCTAAAATGTGGGTTGGTGTCAACGGTACGTGGGAACAATCAGGAGACCCAGCTGCAGGTACAAACCCTCAAGTGACAGGGTTATCCGGTTTTTATGTACCTTTGTGTGGTGGTCGTTCAAATAATTCAGGATTTGTTAATTTTGGACAAGACCCTACTTTTGGAAATCAGAAAGGAGCAGGTGCTACAAGTGAATTTCAGTATACTCCTCCTACTGACTTTGTCTCTATGAGTGCAGCGAATGCCTAAATTATTAGTTCTTTTAGTTTCGTTTCTTCTAGTTTNCAGCACGGTAGGACATACATCACCNTCAACCTATTATGAAGGAGATAACTATAATCCCTGTGGACCGAAAGGAATGCAAAGAGATTCTTTAACTGCTTATTTTCAAAGTACCTTTAGTGCAGAATATAAAGATTTATCGGAAGAGGAAACATTATACTTTTTAAAACATATACAACAGGAAAATTCACGAATAAGTAATATAAGAATTTTTAATTCGCCAATAAAACCTGATTATGCGTTATCTTCTTCTTATTTGTTTCAAACTTTTTTAGCTGGAAAAGTTCTTGTAGAACTCTATTGTATAGAAAGATTAAATGGTTCTCCTGTTATGTATCTTACAGAGAAAGGTATTGAGAATTTTATTGGAAAATCCTTTTCCGAAATTGGACTAGGTGAGAAAGAGGAATAATAAATGGCTTCTACATATACAGGTCGTATCAGACTGGAATTACAGGCAGACGGAGAGAATCCTAATAGTTGGGGTACTATTCTGAATGATGGTGTAATTAATCTTATTGATTCGGCTTTTGCAGCTTACACTACTGTATCGTTGTCGTCTGCTGATAAAACTTTATCCAATAATGATGGGGCATCAGATGAAGCTCGTTCAGCTATGCTTGAATTTGTGGGAACTGTAAGCTCTGATGTTAATGTTGTAATACCCGGTAATAGTAAATTTTATCTTTTAAATGATAGAACAACAAGACAGAATTCCAGCACAATTACCGTTAAAACTGCAGCAGGTTCAGGATATGAAGTAGGAACAAGTGTAATAAGATGTATTCTTTGTGATGGTGTCAGTGTCTATGAACTGGGTGCTGGTCTAGGGTCCAATGTTTCTGTTGCTACAGCTACCATTAATACCCTTACAGCTACCAGTATTACAGTAAGTACAGCACTATTTACGGGACATGTATCAGTTTCTGCAGCTACATTTGGAGGGCATGTCTCTGCTACGTCAGCTACATTCAGTAGTACTGTTTCAATGGGTGGAGAACTAATAGGAACTACTATNGGTTTGGGACTTGCTGCTCCTCTGGGACAATTACATATTACTGCCAATGCTATTGCAGATAAGGTATCTCTTACTGATGCTGCTTCCATTGCTGTGGATTTTAGTACAGGACAGAACTTTGAAGTTCAACTTGAAGGTAATAGAACATTAGAAAGTCCTACCAATTGTGTTACTGGGCAAACAGGGTCTATCTTCCTTCTTCAGGATGGTACAGGAACCAGAACTTTAGCGTATGGTGATAACTGGGCTTTCGTAAGTGGAACTGCTCCTACTTTGTCTACCAGTATAAATTCAGCAGACCGCTTAGATTATATTGTCAGAACTTCTACTCAAGTACAATCAGTACTATCAAAGGCTTATAGTTAATGTCTTCATCGATGACCAAATTGGTGAAGTTGAACTTCACACCGGGGATTCATAGGGAATCTACGCAGTATGCGGAAGAGGGTGCTTGGTATGATGTTGACCATGTTCGGTTCAGAGATGGAAGACCAGAGAATTTAAGAGGATATACNAAGAAGGANTCACAACCATTAACAGGAACAGCCAGAGATTTATTAACATGGTCAGACAACAGTACCTTTAAGAGGGCTGTCTTTGGAACTGAAGCAAAGTTATATGAATTTCATGGTGATAGTTTATTNGATATTACTCCTATTCGGGGGCTAACCAGTACAGGAGATAATAACCTTGCTATCGTAACTATTAATGGAACTAATAATGGATTCTCTACAACAGATGGGTCAGTCAGAGTATCTGTTTCAGCCTCTTCACATGGAGCAGCTAGTGGAGATTTTGTTACCTTTTCTTCAGCTACGACTATTGGAGGTACGATAGATTTAGGTAGCAGGACTTACGAAGTATCAGTTCTTGGAGTGAACCAGTTTTCTTTCGATGCTTCAGTAACTGCTAATGCGACACAAACAGGAGTGGGAACCGCAACTGCCAAGTTTTATTTACAGACAGGCACTTCGGTTGCAACGCAGGGTTTAGGATATGGTGCAGGTATTTTTAATGCAGGAGTTAGTACTACTGATGAACGTGCGTGGTCTGACCCAGCTACTTCTTCTGCCATTGTCTTTCGTAATTCTCAATGGACTACAGATAACTGGGGAGAAGATATAGTAACATGTAGAAGGTCAGGAAGAATTTATACATGGGATACTTCGGACGGTGTAGCTACCAGAGCAGCTTTAATTTCTGCTTCTCCGACTATTAATAATTATGTTATTGTATCACCTAATGATAGACATCTGATATCGTTAGGTACAACAGAATTTTCTGGTGGTGCTTATAATGCTATGCTGGTTCGTTGGTCTGACCAGAATGATTTTGATGATTTTACACCTTCGGTTAGTTCTACATCTGGTGAGAACATTCTTACTGATGGTTCTGAAATAGTAGGAGCTGTACGGTCCAGAACAGCTATTAATATATGGACAGATAATGCTCTCTGGTTGATGCAGTTTGTTGGTCCACCTTTTACTTTTAAATTTCAACAGATGGGTACTAATTGTGGCTTGATTGGCCCTCATGCAAGTATTGATTATGATGGCAGGTCTTTCTGGATGAGCAATGATAATTTCTATTCCTTTGATGGACAACTGAGGAATCTGGATTGCACGGTACGAAGATATATTTTCGATAGGCTAAATACATCTCAAACGGATAAGATTTATACGGGTATTAATTCGGAATTCAAGGAAATTATATGGCTTTATCCTTCTTTAGGACAGAATGAATGTGATAGTTATGTGCTTTATAATGTAGAGGAAAACACTTGGTCTTATGGAGGTGCTATCTGGACTACATTTGATGACAAGCATACCTTCGATAATACTATAACTACGGGTGTCTCAGGGACGGATTCTTTCTTGTTTGATAATGAGCCTGTAAGTGTTTTTACGGCAGATGGAGAACCTATTCCTGCTTTTATTGAGTCGGCCTTTTTTGATATTGATGATGGTACTAAACTGATGTTTATGGATAGGGTTATTCCTGATTTTGAGATTAATGATGGTAATATTACTATGGATATTACTTCACAGGAATTTCCTGTTAATAGTGCAATAACAAAAGGACCTTTTTCTATTACTAAAACGACTCAGAAAATTGATTTCAGAGCTAGAGGAAGACAGGCTAAGGTAAAGGTATCTTCTAATTCAACAGGTACTTCATGGAGATACGGTTCAGTTAGGATGGCAATGCAACCAGACGGTAGAAGGTAATGGCTAGATATTCTTTATTGCCTTCCGTCGCATGGAGATATAAAAAACAGAATCCAGAAGATTTATATGATGAAGTACGAGGATGGGGTGCAACGATTGTCAATGAACTGGAGTTAAGAGACCAGCAAGTTGATGCAACACCGTCTACAAATATATATGCAGTTGTTACTGTTACAGAGATTGGAAGACCTAAGAGTGGAGATATAGCTTATTCAGCCAGTTCAGGACAATATTTAGGATATGTAAGTTCTGGGGCTACCGCTGAATGGCAAGTGTTAAATGGTGGTTCAGGTGCAGGTTATTTTTTAGGAAGTGGTGCAGCAACAGGAGATACGACTGATGGATTGAATGACATTTTTAGGGTAAATACGGTTTCATTAGCTAATGATACTACTATTGCTTCTTCTACAAATGCAAGCTGTGTTGGACCTCTGAGTGTAGCTAGTTCAATTACCCTTACTGTTAATGGTACATTAGTTATAATATAAAAAAGATTAGGATAGGAAGATGACTCAACCACAAGGTTTAATATCATTATTACAAAATAGAGGAGGTAATGAAGATAGCAGTCCTATTTCTCAGTTTTCTCCTATAGGTTCTTTTATCGAAGGTGGTCCTAAAGGATATGCTAATCATTATATGCTTCCTTTTATGCTGGCTAATATGTTTAAAAATAAAGAAGAAGAAAGTTATCAAGCAGGTGGAGTAACAAATCCTGCATTTTTAGGACTAACAGGAACCCCCGGTGTTTCTGCTAATGTTCAAACTACTCCAACAGGAGCAGGAGGAGGACTGGAAGAACTTGTTCGTAATAATCCTCAAATAGCTGCTCTTCTTCAGCAATTACAAGGCAGAGCTTCTGGAGGAACGGTAGGTGCTCAGGGAGGAGGATTGATGAATCGAAGTATGCAAGGTCTTGAAGGCTTTGCTGTTAATCCTCAAGGTCCCGGTGCTGGTACGATACCAATGCCAGCTGCTCATCAGTTNGGAGGTTCCTATCCAACCAATGTTCTGACAGGGCAGACTTATCTTCCACCTCCGTTAGCGGGTAATATGTTTAAGAATCCTTCTACAAGTCCAACTAATATGTATGCTGCTAATACAAGACCTCAGTCTAACTATATGAATCCATCAGGGATATATTAATATGGCTATGTATATGAATAGAGATGCTCCCGGTAGNGGTCTTGCTAGTCTTATGGCAATGCAGGGCAGGATGGGAGATACTGAACTCGTCCATATGAACCCAATGGAAGTCAAGATGTTTGATGCTATGACTCCCGGTGGAATGACACGCAATCCTGCTACAGGTGCTCCTGAAGGATTTGCTTGGTGGTTGCCTATAATTGGTGCTGCCATTGGTGGTATTGCAGGAGGAGCAAAAGGCGGTGGATTTAAGAATGTTCTAAAAGGCGCGGCACTAGGAGGACTTGCTGGTCTTGGTGGTGCTGGCTTTATGAGTGCTACTGGCA